TAGTCATTACAAATATAGGTTTAAACACTCTTTTACGTTCTTCACCTATAAGAAGATTGATGTTTGAATTTACAAGCGGATAGTTTTTATAAGACACAGGATCATCCTCAAATTGTATATTGAAGGGGTCTGTAGCTTTTTTAGCTTCCGCCGGATCTACAATGTTGTTATATAAATTGTAGTTTATGATTTTGTTACGTCTCGTAGCTCTTACTGCCGATGAACCAAAGTTATCCTGAGCCCATCCAGACATACCAACTCCAGCATCTACACATTGTTTAAAGAAGTCTTTAGTTTTTTGACCAATACTTCTTTTCTGGTATGGGAAAGACGCTGTTTGGAATCCCGAAGTTAATCCTAATGTTGACATAATTTCTTAATATATAATTTACAAAGATAGCTAATATTTTTTAAAAATAAAAATTTAATTTAGCACACTATAGCCTATTTGTGATTTTACTCTTCCCGTTCTTTTAAAAAATGGATCAGAAAACACTTCTCTTGTTTTAGTTCCAGAACTTCTGATTTCCATACGCTTCATATCTTCACGAAGTATCATCAACATGCCCATAGCGGATATACGGTCAGCGTTGATATCTGGATGCCAAGCAATTAACTCTTTGATGTATCCTATACTACGAAGCTGCTGAAGATTCATAAGTGGTGGTATTTCTACACCGTCTTCGTTCTCACCACCAGTACCATAGGCGTTTTCTATAAGCCAGTCTGCTTGTAGTCTTCTACCCCACTCGTTAATTCTAACACCAGAGTTTGTACCATATTTCTTGTTACCGTAATTGTTAGCTATTTTAGCTAAATCTTTTTCTCCCAGAATTTCTGGATTCTGTACAAGATGGTATAGAGCGTTTTTATTATAAAAATAACCATAGAGACCTTTCTTATCGTTCTCATAGTTAGCTCTGGCGTTATAAAATTTAAGAAGTCTCAAACAAATCTCATAGAATTCATTGGCAGTATTAGGTCTACCTGTATACTCTGCAACTATTCTGTCTGTGTACCTATCAAATATAAAGATACTTCCAAGAGAGTTAGTAGTACTGTGATCGTCATCAATCGGGTCAATTCCAGCTATATACCTGTACTTATCAATATATCCATTCGGAAGAGCTCTCGGAAGTTCAAATATCTCTATAGCTCCTGCTTTATCTAGATTATCTTTAAGCGGATAATCTCTTATTGGTTGTGATTGTTCGCTGTAAACAAAACTTACCTTACCTTCGTTGTTATAAGAAAGTCTTCCTATATAGTGACCGCTTGTGAATTTACGAAGATTTACAGATATTTCTGAAAGATAGTCCTTTAAATCTTGTGCTGGAAATAAACTTCCTTCTACTCTAAGTACAGCTTCCTGAATAGTTATAGGAACTTCAGCTTTCTCTCTTACTAAGTCGTTGGGGTCATTAGAGTTAAGTCTTACAAGCTGTCTCTGATACATTATCTCTACTAAAGCTTTGATAACATCAGAGTTACCGTCTTTATCGTAACAACCCTCTCTATTCATATAACCGGCTATAAAAAGAGAACTTCTTCCTCCTACAGCACTTAAATCAAACACGTTTCTCATAGAGAGAATATTATAAGCGTCTGGTTGATAGGTAAAAGCTTCAGCTGCTTCAAAGTCACTACCGACTTCTCCACCAGTACCACCGGCACACATAAATCCATATACATATCTACCCTGTTCTACAGATTTACGTGCTACAGCCCAAACTTTCTTAAGTCCTGTAAACGAACCACTTTCATCGAACGCAAGAAGTTTACCCCTCTTACCACGACCTTTATCTGGATCGTTCTTACAGGTAACACCTATAACTTCAGACATAAAGCCTTTTTCTGTTTTGTTCTCTATGTCTCTATAAGATGCTTTTTTGTGCATCTCTGTATCTTTGTATTCTCTTGCTTGAGTGAACGGGGTATGGTTATCTATGAAGTTCATAGTAGCCCAAGCTTTCGTAAGAACACCATCTCTGATTAGATACTCTGTTTCAGATGCAAAAGCATAGGATTTACTACTTCTATACATAAAGTAGTTTCTATCCATCATACTACCAAACTTGAAGGATAGACCCATTCCTCTGGATTTTAACAGGTTACCGTGTTTACCTTGACTCTCAGCACGTTCTACATAGTGGAAGAATATGTAGTCACCATCCCAAACATCAGGGAAATCTTCAACTCTCTCTGATCTAACACCTTCAATTTCAAGCTCATCAACAACAGCCCTAACTAACTCTTCTGAAGCTTCCTGTTCTTTTTCTTCTACTTTAAGAATGGGACTGTAGTTCAAATAGAAATAGTGATAGCCTGTAACCCATTCACCATCAGATTCCCTGATATAACCTTCTTTACATCTTCTACGCTCTTCGTCCCAAAACTTTTTATATTCAGAACCTGGAGCTTCATTTGGATATATATGCGTATAGACACCGTGTTCTCTGAAGTAATCAGCTCTTTCAGTAAAGTAGCTCATGTTCTCCAGACGATGTGGGTTTTCTAAATCTACAATTACTCTACCTAACTTATCTTTCGGCCTGTCTTTAGCTCTTTGTCTGTTAGAACTTGTCAGTGCTCTGAGAAATTCTATCTCCGTTAAATAGTTGAAGAAATCAGTCTTTGATTTAGAATCTAAATGTTCAAGAAGTTTTTCAGTTATGGGAGTTTGTAACTCATTATATTTAGGGTATTCTTCCATACTAGTCCATATACATACCTTTTTTACGATTACCTCTAAGTCCTTTTTTTGCTTCCTGCTCTTTACGAACTGTTTCTCTAAGTTCATTAAGTGCATTTACAATAGCGGGAATCTGTTTAATCGTATCAGCGTATTTTTTAATGTCGTGTTTAGGTTTTACTTCTCCTGTTTTTTCGTTAACTTCAGTTTCATCAAAACTGATATCCCTTAGATAAGTAGATAGTTTTGATATACCAGCTATAGCGTCTTCAAGAAGATTTAGTGCAGGAGTTCTTTGCATACTTCTGTAAAACTCCTGAGCTTCTCTTACGTGCTTGTCTGGTGTCCAGTTTTTAGGAATATTCAGGTCTTTTATAACTTCCGTTTCTCTCTCCTCTTCAGGAGTATTAAAAAATGCTGACCTGTAGTCTGTAGTATAGTAAACAAAAGCAATATCAGCAATAGCCTTTTGTTTAGTTTTGGTTTTATCTCTGTCCCACAACTTCTTAAAAGGCTCTAGTGCATAAGCTATTGGGTCTATATCTAATCCGCCATTAGCTCCTATCTGAAATAGATTCATCTCTTTTCTCTTTAAAAATCTTTTTTAAATACTCTGGACAATAGAATGTTCCAAATCCAGGAAGTCTTATAGCAGGAAAATATAACTTCTCACGATCAGAATACTTACCAATAACAGTAGCAACAAACTCTTCCTGAGAAGCTATAATTTCCTCTACTTGTCTTAAAGTAACACCGTACTTCTTAGCTATTTGTTTCTTTAAATTGTGTTCAGTCGTCATACAATGGATCTTCTAAACCTCCGTTAAGTATTCGGGCGTACTCAGCTTTCCACTCTTTAGCACACTGTAAACATAACGGATATCTATCATTATTAAGAAGACCATCTACGTCTACATACACTTCTGCTTTTCTTTCTATACTTTTTGTCTCACAGCGAAAGCAATTAAAATCTGATGCTGGTTTATTCCCGAATTTTTCCACAATACAAATATTTTAATTATTATCTTGGAATTGCACTAATTTGTTTTTTATTTTCGTACTTTTCTCCACTCTTAGCCCTGCTTACGGCACCACAATTACTACACCTGTACTGTTTGTATTTTACAGCTTGAGTATAGAAAAACTTACCGTGCATCACTGTAATATCAATACTACCGCAACTTGGGCAATGTGGTCTATCATCATCTATGTATAAATCAAGATTGGGATGTCCTTTGATATATGGACGAAGTTTAACATAAACATCTTCAAGAACTCTAACGTCTTGAATATTATATTGTTCCATCTCTACAAGAGCTTCTCTAACTCCTTTCATAGATTTCTTCCACAGATTAAAGTCTGTATCGTTCTTACCATCAAACCCAAAGAGTTGAGCGAGAGATTGTAGTTTGTTACTTGAAAACCCAAAGTGATTTCTTGCAACTTTAAGTGTATCAATCTGTTTGTAAGTAGACGGAGGCATAAATCCGTGTACTAAAAATCTACTATTAATTTTAGGTATATCAAACTTTATTCCATTATGGGCGATAACTACATCGGCTTCATCTAATAAATTCCAAAGCTTCTTTACGATTCTACTATCATCTTCTTCTACAGCTTCTAAAGAACTTAATCTATTAGAGAAAACTTCTTCTTCA